CAGCAGATTTAGTGATCGACCCAACCACTCTCATTTGACAAATTTTACTTAAATCGTTATTTTCATATCCATATACAAAATTTAAATCTATTATGGGATCAGATTCAGTTAAAGTTGTAGTAATACCTGTACATCCAAAAAATTGATTGCTTGACTTAGATGTAAATTCTGCTAATGTATATACTTTATCTGCATTTGGGTAATAAAAATTACCTGTTTCTCCAAATCCAATCGTGGAGTCTACGGTCACGACTTCAGTTGTTGATGCAGTTGATACTACTTTTGTTTTAGTTGAAACTTTAAACGTATTAAATAATGTTCCCTTTGAAAAGGATATTTGATAATACTGTTTATTATCTAAAAATTTTGTAGATACATTTGAAACTGAACCACTAGCGGTTGGATTTATAAGTGAATCTTGATATATTTTTAGACCTATCAAATTTAAAGGATTACCAGAAAGAACTTCAACCACAATGTCGTCGGTTATATCCCATTTTGCTCCTGATGGACTAATAGTTTGATCAAAAGGTTTAATAATCTCAACTTGTTCACCATATAAGACTTGAAAAAGTATTTTTAAAGATGCATCTGTTCCTTTTGAACTATAAAAATCTTTTGCTCTTGATAAAATATTTTCTACATTCAGCCCGTATGCAAAATTTCTACCTTCTAATCCAGGTAAAAAGTTTTTTCTAAATTTCTTATAAAACTCTGTTACAAAAATAAAACTTAAATTTAATACTATTGAATTTGCAGAGTGTGCAGAAGCATTCGTATCACTAAATGTTAAAAATTCAGGATTATTATTATTTTCAATTTCAGATATACCACTAAAACCACGAATACATCCAGTAAATGAAGTTGTAGTTTTTCCAGTATATGTGATAATCTCATTATCAATTTTAAATAATCCATACTTTTCTGGAAATCCTGTAGTTTCATTTACATTAATTACATCGTCATATGCATATACTAAAGATGATAAAAGAACTGGTGATTCTGGATTTAAACTTTTTGGTGCTGGAACTGTTTGTTTTTCAACTAATGAAATATCAGATAAGTATGTTGTATTCTTAAAAGAAGAAATATGATCAACTAAGTATGTTGTTCCATACTCACGTTCCTCAGACTCATAGTATTGAGTTAAAAACTCTTTAAAAAGTGGATTATCTGCTTGTATAAAATCTGGTATTTGACTACCAAGAATATTTGAAATTTTGACTTTTTTATCAGACATTTCTTATCTTGTATATTTTTTGTTACTAATAAAACTAGATGGTGGTGCGTAATTTGTTCCTGATATATTTGAACCAGACACAAGAACGTCCTCTAATAAGTTTAATTTACTGTTTCCTGTAGTATCTAGCACAATATAAAGATTCTCTTTTGCAACAATATCATTTGAATCTGGAGTAACTTCAATTTCAATTCTTTCTAAAAGTGATGTTGATGTAATATTTACTGGAAATAGGTTTACTTCACCTCTTATATAATCTACTGTTCCTGCATTATCATTAACGTATGAGATAATTCCATCAACAAATGTGAAAAATTTAACAGTTCCTGTAAGTTGATTAGTATTTGGAAAATCAGTTAAGTATATATCACCATCGACCCCTTCAATTCTAAATGCAGAAGAACGAACATTAAAACCTTCCAAATCTGCATGAAATTTATTTCCATAACAAACTTCATACGTTGCTATTTGATTAGTAAGAGGAATCATATTTCTTCTCATAATTAAAGTTGTAATGTTTGAAGTTATTCCAGTATCAACCTTATCAATTTGGGAAATTAACTTACTATATTTTAATCTTCCACCAAAAGAGTTTATATCTGATGATTTTGAGTAAGTTTCAACTGCAGATATAATTCTTGTCTGTAAATTTAACTTATCTCCAATAAATCCTGAATCATATGATACTGTTGAATTAAATTCAACATACAAATACATTAAATCAAGAAATTCTTGTTTAATCCCAGCTACAGTATATTTTTTTAAATCATTTTTAATTGAATCTTTAACTGGTTCAGATAAAACTTCACCATATTTTGGTTTAATAGTTATATAAACCTTACCATATTCGGGTGGATCAAGTTCTTCACCACCGTAAGCACTCACGGAATCAATATTTGGATATAAAAACGGTATTAAACTTTGATAATCATTTGGTGTAACTGCTCTATATTGCGATGCATAGACTCTTGGAGCAAGGTATTTAATGTTGTCTATAGATTCTATCGAATCTCCATTTTCAGACCTTTGTACGGTTGTTATGACAGATGTATTAGTTGTAATATCTGCACCATTATTATCTGTTAATCTTCCAGAAAAATTAAAATTGGCAGCATCATTACCATCTTTTCCATTTGTAACAATATATGTGACTCTAATTATTGCTCCAGTTTTTGGTTTTTTACCCAAAACACCATCACCAAAAAGAAGTTGATACTTTTCGTCATCAATTTCTTGAACTAAGAATAATCGAGACTCAGGATTAACATCAAATATATTAGTATATGAATTATATGTTAAAATACCCTCATCATCACTGATTTCAACACG